TCTTGGGATTCTGGTACTGTGATAAGTGTGAAGCTAACTCCGAGTATGACGAATCATCTCGTATCACTGGTATTCCATACGTATAGCATAGTTTAACTTTCTGGCTCCCTGGTGCTTTGGAAAAACGTTTGTAGCAAGACCGCATTGCCGCTGCCATTAGAACGTCAAGTGGTGGTCGTTTGACCACTTTTACCTTGACCGGACAGACCGCGTCAAATACGACTGCTCTTAGCGCTGAAAGCAATCCAGATGGAGCAAATTTAATGCCCAATCTTTGAATATATTTTGCGAACATGGCGTTCACCCCTGGGAGTTTCTCATCGTAGTCTACCCCCGAAACATCAACACTTTCACCAGAACACTGTATATCTTCAAAGGAATGTTGAATGGTCCCCCTTTCCGTTGTGTTGAGGCCTCCTACTGCGGCATGAGTGTGCAACAAGTGCTTGGTAATTCCTTTCTCGAGCCCCCATCTTCTCTCAGTGTAGCTCGTCATTTCAGCCATGATCGGCTCAATTACTTCTCTGTTACCGCCACGTTGTATTGCTTCTTCACCCCGTGTGTGTATTGCACTCAACACATACCGCACCTTGTTTGGTACTACCGTCTCAGTACGACCGTGCACGAAAGTAGCAATAGATCGTGCTAAATACTGTCCACCAATACCTAAGTTGTGGTCGACCCGCAGAAACTCGGCTACTGACGCTGTGTAACACTTCGTATGTTGTAGTCGCCCTCCTATGCTTGCCATGTTGCGCGCAAAAATGCAAAAATCTCCAAGGCTTTGCACTGACATTATAATGTCATCCCCGTTGTGCAAGGCCGGATAGTACTTACCTTTAGGAGTAGCTAGAACCTTATAAACATAGTTTAACACTGTGTTCATGAACGTAGTTAATCGCCACCCAGACATCAACGTTCCAGCACATCTGTAGTCGCCACCGTCTTTGTTCTTAATTACAGTATTCGGTACACTCGCTTTGACCCACCGCAGCGCACGTAATTGGTCAGCCTCGAGCATAGAACCATATACAGCGGTATAGGCATCTAGTACTGCAGCCATGCTCGTAAAAGAATGCTGACTATTAAAGTCTGCGAAATCGATACAACACGATACACCCCCGTCTAGTGTCTGTTTAACACGCCGGTGGACATATTTTTCTTCGGCCCTGTCACATATCGGGAACCGGTCATCGAGCACATCCTCACAGCCCTGCATAGCATACGTAGTCAGCACATAGTTAGTGTAGTCCACTCCATATATCGCTCGCTGCTTGCCCCACTCATATTTTGTTGACGGCCACGCTGCTATCTCAGCTCTGCGGGTTAGGAAGTGGTCAATACTACGCGTCGGTTCTGCACATATGTTGTACAACTTATGTCTAAGCAGCCTATGGACTCTACGTTCGTCCTCCGGGTACTGCGAATGGTGGCTGCCGGTGGTAGCCCACTCCCATCGCCGCGCCCAGAAGTCACCAAACTCCTCTCTACGTGGGTGCGCTCCTTGTTTACGTCCAGCGGCAAACAGTTCAGTACAGACTTTATACACGTCTTCATAGGGTACGGTCACTAAAGCCGGATTAGTTCTATTTTCCTTCTCTTTCTCCCAGTCTATCGCTCCAGGCCCTCGGTTGATCAAAGTATTAACCTCGAAAAGTGGTGTCAGGTCCAGTTTCACAGTATTCTGCACGGCCTTACAGACCAAGCCCATGTGTAGCGCCTGAGCAACCCACTTCGAAGGTTTCTCGTGTAGGTATTTTCCCACCAAATCCGTTTGTACGACCACGCGCTTACACTCGTCGTTAAGTGAAGCGAACCAAATGAGCAACCCGACTGAAAAAGCCTCGTTAAACCCAGTTGCTCGATTAACGTACAAGTATTCGATAGCTGGTCTGGCTCTTGCGAACCACTCATGAACTTTCAGCGCACGCAGTTCCGCCCACGTTGCAAAACGCATATGCCCTGCACTCACCACCTCTGGAGGAAACACTCTCTGCGCCGACCCTTCGGTATAGACAGCCAAGAACCATTGAAGCATCTCTCGTGGTGACACTTTAATTGGTTTGCCTATCGGTAGGCAGACCTCTGTCAGTATCCCATCTACATGCTCATAATAACCCACGGAGCCACTTGGTGCAAACAGCCGCGCCACGGACTGCTTAGCACGTCCTTTCAACGTTAGTAGGTCAATATTTACATCAGTATAGTAGAGCGTAACTTTATATACATCATTATACACCGCTTGCGCTGGGATGGTTGAACCATCCCGGAAGCCCACATTAGTAGAGAAAGTCGGATGCGGCCCGACAGCAGGACGTATATGAACGAGGAAACTTTGTGCGTGCGTTATGTCTGACAAGCGCGCACACCCAGTCTCAACATCATAGTACAGGAAAACAGGAACGTACGATAAACTCGAAAAACTAGATACTGCATATATTTCTTTTTTGTTTTTTATATTTTTTCTTTCTTTTTTTGTTTTTATATATTTTTTTGTAGAACTACTAGACTTACTACCACCTTCACCTAGTCGGGTGGACTTAAACAACTCACTACTAGAAAACGTACCCGGCGAATGTTGGTAGAGACTTACTGCTCTACCTCGTCGCCGATATCGACCTGCTCCTCTGGACTTGTCTTCACCTGGGGATGGCGAGTCCTGCCCATCTCGTTGTGGGCGAACGTAAAACCCGCTGCCTTACTACCTTCTGCTTTCACGTAAAAGGTATATTTTTCGACAGCTGCTGGCATCTCCTCGTGTAAATAACGGGTAAAATCAAAGGTGTTACCTACCTTAGCAGCTGCGCGAGATCTATGGTCAGCCCGCTCGTAAACCATCGTCCAGTCTACTGTCCATCGATAATCAGTAGTTACACCGAGATTAGGCATTGACGCCCACGTCTTGCGTCTCTCAACTGGGCAGTGAGCTATGAACGAATAACTCCCTCGGCTCCGGGACGGCGGCGTGGGCGGTACAATAAGCTGGTCCTCATTGGCCGCGAATACCACAGCTCTTCGGTTCTCTGCGTGAAGATATTCGATGGGTATGTCATACCCGAACCACCTGGCGACCACTGCGTGTGCCCACAAAGGCAGTATATTGGCACTGCGGATAATTTTGTCGAGAGATAAGTCGTCTTGCAGTGCAGGCGTACTGAATTCTGCAGCCATCGGTGTCCCACACATCAAAGGACCACTCTCTCCTACTATCATCGCTAACGCACCCGGTGGGACTAACCTGTCGAAACGAAGCGTATTACCATCCACACTGCCGGTGAGGGAAAGAACGTCACCCATCGTACTCATCTTGACCGAATAGCTCCTTTGCTTGAAAAGGTCATAGGTGAAACTACTAGTCACTCCGAGTCCCGCATGGACGAATTTCCAGTGTTCCCTCCCTGTCACGAGGCTCGCCATACCCCCCACGAAACTTTCGGGACGCATGTCAATTCTCTCCCCCAACGACTCCTGACGTATTATGTCACGCTCGGTGTCGTGATTATACGCCGCTAAGTAGAGTCCAAATCTCCATTGCGTGTTAAGCCATAGCGATTCCATCAAGGCTGTGTGAGCCACACTAGTATCGCGGAAGAATGCGCTAGCCCCCGTCATACTGATAAGGTGTGGCTCCCCAACTACGAGCGCGGGCAATGCAGTACGATAGGAGGAAAACGCTGGCAGCGTCATGCTCAGTTGGTCTTCGAACCAAGCGTGCGCTTCAACGGTATTCGGTTCCGGTTGACTCGCTACCATTACCGCGTACTTCATTGCCTCCGCGTAATCATCATACAGGCGATAAACCTGTACGAGTTGTCGTATGGCATAAGCAATTTCTCCTGATGTAAATGTCCCTCGTCTTGCGCCGTCATATCCGCTCTGGTTACAGAAGATGAGTGCACCCTGCCACTCTTCGTTGCTACTGCTGAAGATACGCACAGGGTTATCAGCAAGATATGGGCTCCGGCGGCGCTGATAGTACAAACTCCATAATATAACATCTCGCGTCGTCTCCCCAAACGGCGTCAGATCCATCGCTGAGGCGAAGTTATGGAAGTATCTGACTGAGGGTTCGTCTATAGGTCGTTGCGGCACGACCTTCGCTTTGGTTTTTTGCATATCATGGCGCTTATAGTGAATGGCATAACGTCTATGTTTAAAACCAGCGGATTCAAACCGTGGTGAATCGATTACAGAATGCCCGTCATCATATAGCGGGCAAGTAAGTATATCAACATCAGCCTCAAAATCCCGAATGACCCTCTCTGGCGCAGATGGTCCCTGCGAAGGTGTGTTGACTGCGTTCGCCCAGTAGGTGACGTCTCTAACCAGCGGACTCACTGGCCCGACTCCAAAATGGAATTCTTCCAAGTATGCGTGAACGCGCGTGGCGTCTGATAAGGAAGGCGCGTCAGCTGCTGGGATGTGTAGCCTGTACGCTTCTTTGTTCCGATGTTCGATGTAATACTCGGTAAGATAACCCACAATCATATTATAAAGGAGGGCAACATGCGAATCCTTGGCTAGCACATCAGCGGTAAGGTTCGTAATTTCGTTGAGTAGTGCCCGGTTACTCGGGTTCACCGAAGAAACCTCGTGCACATATTTCCTCAATGCACTTACGTCAAGTCTCCCCTCTGCTGTTACAAACAGCTTGTTAAAACCACTATATGTGGGCCGTGCCGCACCCATAGTAACAGTTGCACACCGCCCAAAGACGGTGTGATTTGATACGACCCTCTTTCCCCTATCGTAGAAGGGGGCTCCGGTCGTGGCAGTCAGCAGCCGAAGAGATCGGTGCACTGAAATCCTGCCGTCTTCAATTTGCTCTGGTAACGCTCGTACAGTAAATTCTCG